ATAAATCATTGGGAGAATGAAGTAGAAGGATTAAAAAGCGATCAAGACAGTTTAAATGAATTATATAGACAATTTCCAAGAACAGAGGCACATGCTTTTAGAGATGAAACTAAGGAAAGTTTATTTAACCTAGTTAAGATATATGAGCAGATAGATTACAATGATGGCGTAAATAATGCTGCTAACGTAACAACTGGTAGTTTCCAATGGGTGAACGGAATGAAGGATACTAGTGTTATATTTGTACCAAATCAAAATGGTAGATTTAAAATATCATGGGTTCCACCTAAAAATCTCCAAAATCGAGTGATCTTAAGTAATGGAGTTAAATATCCTGAAAACGAACACATTGGGGCCTTTGGTTGTGACAGCTATGATATTTCAGGTACAGTTGATAAAAGAGGGTCGAATGGAGCATTACATGGGTTAACTAAGTTCTCAATGGATGATGCACCTTCAAACCATTTCTTTTTAGAATATATAGCAAGACCCCAAACAGCTGAGATATTTTTTGAAGATGTATTAATGGCATGTGTATTTTATGGAATGCCTATATTATGTGAGAATAACAAACCAAGATTGCTTTATCATTTTAAAAGGAGAGGTTATAGAGGGTTCTCTATGAATCGTCCTGATAAAGTTTGGAATAAGTTATCAGTGACTGAAAGGGAAATTGGTGGTATACCAAACTCAAGTGAAGATATTAAACAAGCTCATGCAGCTGCTATAGAATCCTATATTGAAACTTATGTAGGTTTAAAAGGAAATATATATGGTGATATGTATTTTCAAAAGACACTAGAAGATTGGGCACAGTTTGATATAAACAAAAGAACAAAACACGATGCATCAATTAGTTCTGGTTTAGCTATAATGGCTTGTAACAAGAATAGGTACAAACCAATAGCTGATAGAACAACAAAGCATATTGATCTAGGGATCAGGAGATTTAATAATAAAGGAGTTGTTTCAAAAATAATAGAATAAATGATTTATACCAACACTAATAGTTCTTTCCCAGATCAGGTGGTACCTGATGAAGAGAAAATGAGTATAGATTACGGACTTAAGGTAGCAAGAGCTATCGAGAACGAGTGGTTTAACGGTGGAGCAAGTGGAAATAAATACTCTGTCAATTACAATAATTTTCATCAATTAAGATTATACGCTAGAGGAGAACAATCTATACAAAAATATAAAGATGAATTATCTATAAATGGAGATTTATCTTATTTGAACTTAGATTGGAAACCTGTACCAGTAATACCTAAATTTGTAGATATAGTTGTTAATGGTATGTCACAAAGGAATTACGAAATAAAAGCTTTTGCACAAGATCCTGAGTCTGTACAACGTAGAACTCAGTATGCTCAAAATATATTAGATGATATAAATACAGCAGAATATATAAAAGCTGTGAAAGATAGTTTAGGATTAGATATTTCCAGTGCCCCAAAAGGTGAGGATATGCCTAAAAAACCTGAAGACTTACCGGTTCATATGCAGTTAAATTACAAACAAGCTATTGAAATTGCTGAAGAAGAGGTTATAAATAATATCTTAGATAAAAACAAATACGATCTAGTTAAGAGAAGATTAAATTATGATTTAACAGTTTTAGGTATAGCTGCAACTAAAACCGGGTTTAACAGATCTGAAGGAATTACAATTGATTACGTAGATCCAGCAAATTTAGTTTGGTCTTATACAGAAGATCCAAATTTTGATGATATTTATTATGTTGGGGAAGTAAAATCTATAAGTTTACCAGAGTTAAAGAAGCAATTTCCATATTTAACCGCTGAAGAATTAGCGGAAATCCAGAAATATCCAGGTAATAATAACTACACAAGGAACTGGAATGGTAAAGATGATGGTAATACAATACAGGTATTATACTTTGAATATAAAACGTATGCTAATCAAGTATTCAAAATAAAACAAAGTGTTAGTGGATTAGAAAAAGCTATTGAGAAGACAGATACTTTTAATCCACCAGAAAGTGAAAACTTTAAAAGGACTTTTAGATCTATAGAAGTCTTATATTCTGGAGCAAAGATATTAGGTCATGAGAAAATGTTAAGATGGGAGATGGCTGAAAACATGACAAGACCCATTGCTGATACTGTAAGAGTTAATATGAATTACACTATCACCGCTCCTAGGATGTATAAAAATAGGATAGAATCTGTAGTTAGTAGAATAACTAGTTTTGCAGATATGATCCAAATAACTCATTTAAAACTCCAACAAGTATTATCTAGAATGGTACCTGATGGTGTTTACTTAGACGCTGATGGATTAGCTGAAGTAGATCTTGGTAATGGTACAAACTATAATCCAGCTGAAGCACTAAACATGTATTTTCAAACTGGTAGTATTATAGGTAGATCACTAACTCAAGATGGTGATCTTAACCATGGTAAAGTACCAATTCAAGAATTACAATCATCTGGTGGGCAAAATAAGATAAATGCTCTTATAGGTACTTATCAATATTATCTCCAAATGATAAGGGATGTAACCGGGTTGAATGAAGCAAGGGATGGTAGTGTACCAGATCCAGATTCATTAGTTGGATTACAAAAGTTAGCTGCGGCGAATTCTAATACAGCTACTAGACATATATTACAATCTAGTCTGTACCTAATACTTAGAACATGTGAAAATATAGCTCTTAGAATTTCGGATGCTTTAATGTTCCCACTTACTAGAAACGCTTTAGAATCTAGTATATCAAGATATAACATTGGTACATTAGATGAATTAAGTTCTTTGAATATGCATGATTTTGGTATATTCTTAGAACTAGAGCCAGATGAAGAAGAAAAACAATTATTAGAGCAAAACATACAAGTAGCATTACAAAGTGGTCAGATATTCTTAGAAGATGCTATAGATATAAGAGAGATCAGGAATTTAAAGCTTGCTAATGAACTTATAAAACAAAGAAGGAAGAAGAAACAAGATTATGATCAACAGGTAAATCTTCAAAATATACAAGCACAAGGCCAAGCTAATGCAGAAGCTACTGAAAGAGCGGCTATGGCTGAAGTTCAAAAACAACAAGCATTAGCAGAAACAACATTACAAATAGAACAAGGTAAATCGCAATTTGATATACAAAAAATGCATCAAGAAGCGGAGATAAAGAAGCAGTTAATGGAGTTAGAATTTCAATTTAACATGCAATTAGCTAAAGCGCAAGGAGAAGCTAAAAGATCTGAAGAAACATTTAAAGAAGATAGGAAAGACGAAAGAACTAAAATACAAGCATCACAGCAAAGTGAACTTATAGATCAAAGAAAAAATGATCTATTACCAAAGAATTTTGAGTCCGCCGGAATGGATAATTTAGGTGGATTTGGTTTAGAGCAATTTGAACCAAGATAAATTTTTAATAATTATATAATATCATATCATGGCAAAGAAAAAGAAAACAGTTAAAGAAGAACCAATCGAAACTGTAGAAGCAACTAATGAAACTATAGAGACTGCAGAAGTTGTAGAAACAGAAAAGATTGATTTATCAAAATTTAAAAGTAAAGACAACGATAACATTATAAAAGTAGATTTATCAAAACCACCACCAGCTAAAAAAGAAACTAAAGAAGATGGGATTCCAGAGCAAAAAACAGAGGGAGTAGATGAAGATACATCTACCGGGCCTTTATCGGAAGTGGTCGAAGAAGTACGGGAAGAAGATACAGAAACAACAACAGAAGAAGAAGTAGGTGTAATTCAAGAAATAACAAATGAAGAAGCTACTGAGGAAGTTGTTGAAGAGATAAAGGAGGAATTACAAGAGAACCCACAATTAGAATTACCTGAAAATATAGAAAAGTTAGTTGAATTCATGAAAAATACTGGTGGGACAGTAGAAGATTATGTAAGATTAAATGCAGATTATTCTAATGTAGATGATACTGCGTTATTAAAAGAATATTATAAACAAACTAAACCTCATCTAGACGCAGATGAAATAAACTTCCTTATGGAAGATCAATTTTCATTTGATGAAGAATATGATGAGGAGCGAGATGTTCGAAAGAAGAAACTCGCAATAAAAGAAGAAATTGCAAAGGCCAAAGGTTTTTTGGAAAACTTAAAGAGTCAATACTATGACGAGATCAAGTTGAGACCGGGAGTAACTCAAGAGCAACAAAAAGCTACGGACTTTTTCAATCGATACAACAATGAACAAGAAGTGGTAAAACAACGACACGAGGTATTTAAAAACACTACTAAAAATTATTTTGATAAAGATTTCAAAGGTTTTGAGTTTAATTTAGGTGAAAAGAAATTTAGATACGGTGTTAATAATCCAAGTGACGTTGCAGATACGCAATCAGATCTTTCTACCTTCGTTAAGAAGTTCTTAAACAAAGATGGTAGTGTAAATGATTATAAAGGGTATCATAAAGCCATTTATGCAGCGAGTAATGCTGATACTATCGCACAACATTTTTATGAGCAAGGCAAAGCTGATGCTATAAAAGATGTTGCTGCTAAATCTAAAAATATAAATACTAAACCTAGGGAAACTTCTCCAGGTGATGTTTATCTTGGTGGATTAAGGGTTAAAGCAATTAGCGGTGTAGACAGTTCTAAGTTGAGAGTAAAACAAAAAAATAAATAAACTTAAAACTATAAATTATGGCGTTTAGTGTAACAAATGCAGGAATTTCTCCGGCACCGCAAAAGAATGCGTTGGCGCAGAATTACCTAGATTTCACAACAACCGATGGCTCAGGGGCTGACGGTTGGGCACAACAATACCTACCAGAGCTTTATGAAGCAGAGGTAGAGAGATTTGGTAACAGAACTGTATCAGCCTTTTTAAGGATGGTTGGTGCTGAATTACCAATGACATCTGATCAAGTCGTTTGGTCAGAACAAAATAGATTACATGTTGGATATAACAGTGGAGTTAGTTTCGCTGATTGTACATTAGCTGTTTTAACAGTACCATCTGGACATGCTTTAAGAGAGAATCAAACGATCGTTATTAGCGATGGATTTAACACTGCTAAAGGTTTAATTTCTGATATAGATGCAGGTGGAGTTGCGGTTAGTGTGCATCCCTATACTGTGGCTAATTGGGATTCAGTTTTTACTGATGGTGAAGCTCTAAGTATATTCGTATATGGTTCTGAATTTGCTAAAGGTTCTGCTGGAATGCAAGAATCAATCGAACCACAATTCACTAAGTTTGATAACTCACCAATTATAATCAAAGATAGGTACGCGATCAATGGATCTGATACTGCTCAGATTGGTTGGGTTGAAGTTGCTACTGAAGATGGTACATCTGGATACCTTTGGTATCTAAAATCTGAATCTGAAACAAGGTTAAGATTTGAAGATTATCTTGAAATGGCAATGATAGAAGGTGAATTAGCAACTACTGGTTTAGCTAGTATTTCAGCTGCAGCCACTACTACGGTTCCAGGTTTTACAACTGTTACAGACCCAAAGGGTACAGAAGGTCTTTTTG